GTCTTGAACTTGCAAGGCGGCACCGTCAGTTACCAAGGCACGATCTGGTAGACGAATACGGAGTGTGGATCCAATTTTGGCACCTTCAACGGCAAAAGAATCGTCGTATTGGCGGTTTACGTTACGAGTAATCACAAGGTTGTTCTCAAGAATTTCGAGAGCTTTTCTTGTGATCATATCAATCGTTAAGATCGAATTTGACATAATAAAGTCCTTTTATAAAATAGTTAGCGGTTTCTCAATGCTTCGTACTTTTTGATCTGTCGGTTTCGTTCAGCTTCAATCCATTCTGACGTACTCATGTTCTTAATCGAACGAGGATCAGTTGTATCGTATGCTGGCGAGCCAGAACCTCTAGCTGTGACAGGTGCAATCGGTGCAGGAGCGTTTGAAGTCTTTTTTACAGGCGGGTTGTCGCTTAACTTCGCTTCAATCCTCCCTATTTCTTTGGCCTGCATGAAAGGTGATAAGCGAGATATACGTTCAGCTTCTTTTGGATTAGACCCTAGGTAATAAGCCATGTCGGGGCCAACATCAGAAGATTGAATCGTTTGAGCCATCACGTCAGTAATTGGTAGCTTGGGGTTATATGCGACTTGTTCAAAGTCATCATACTTTGTCCGCGCTTCTTCTTCTCTGTCGTGGTAAGACTCTAAAAGATCAGACTGCGCTCTAGCTTGTTCACGTCTAGTAATTAATTCTTCTGCCTTACGTTCTGCTAATACTTCAGCATATTCTTCGGGCGAGTTAAACGAATCGACTGACGGGATTTCGGCTGGAATCGCCCTTGTTTGCATTTCTGCTCGCTTGGCGTTCTGTTCTCTTTCCCACTTACGTTGTTCTCTTGCAAGTCGTTTTCCAATCGCGGCGTCTAATTCTTCTTGTGTGAAGGTTTTAGATGCTTCAACAGGCTTTTCTTCCAGCGATGTTACTTCAGTATCAGGAGCTGCTGTTGCTACCTGCTCTGGCGCGGCAGTTGAGTCCGCTAAGACTACTTCTTGTTCTTCAGACATCTATGACTCCTAAGAATCCCTAGCTAACGGCTAGTACGTTGTTACAAAATATATGCTTAAACTGTTGCGTTGTCAAGTGTTGCTTTATACGCGTTCACAACACTTTGTGTATGTATAGCGGTACAAACGGCTTTTACGCGAGCATCTTTGTCGTTGTAATCATCACCAGGTTGAATAACTTGATAGCTTAATTGGCTACCAATTTGTTCGCCATTTTCTAAAATATCCGTTTTAATGCGTGCTTGCACAACATTATTTTCGTTAATCTCAATTAAATCAACAGTAATTTTTTTCTCAATTGCCATTTTTAGTCCTTTTTTAACTAAGGTGATAAAGTAATAAATCCAGAACCAATCATTGATTGACCAGTATTATTTGTAACTATAATTTGACCGCTTGCTGATACAACAGTAACCGCCACATTTGCAATAGCATTAACTGTTGTAACTGAATTACCACCAGTTGCTAAATACAAGCCTTTAACTACGCCAACCGTATTAACTGTTGCACCAATAGCAATTAAAACAATTCCATAAACAAAGGCTTCTGTAGTTACAGTTACACTAGCACCTGCAGCAAGTGTTGCTCCAAATGATCTAGTTATAACTCCATTAACAGGGGTATTATAGTTAATAACTGCATTATCGCTAACATTAGTTAAAGGCAAATAAACAGACAAAGAATTATTTAGCGTATTTACAGTACCACCTTGCACGTTCCAATCTACATTCATATATGTTAATCTTGCTGTAGAAGCCATTAATATATTTGTTGTAGAAGATGGAAAGGTAGCTATTGAACCACCAATTATGGTTAATCGTGTGCCTGACTTACAATCAAAATTTGGGACAACTGTTTGCAAATTGCGTTGAATAAATCTACAACCAAAAAAATTAACTGTTGGATTGGCAGCACCACCTATATCTGCCTGAAGTGCGTTACCGTTGTATTCAAAATGGCAATTTGTGCAACTGATTGTGGCAGCGCCTACAACATAAATTTCTACAAATGTACAATCAAAAGAACAATTAGCAAACTCCCATGTTGAATTTGGGTTTTCACAAATCAAAGCATATTGAGCGCCTGAAAAAGTGCTGCTAACAAATGAGTATCGTTCCCCAGCATTTGTTGAACCAATAAAATCAGTTAAACAAGCTCCAGCAACACGAATATTCATACCAATAAAACTAATCAAATAAACATTATCACGGAAAGTTAAACCATTCCAAAAATCTAATATGGCAATGTTTTGAAATGCTGAATAAGCAATATTATATGGCGCAGTTGCATCAAAATTCATAGCAACAGATGATGTTCCTGAATTTGGCCCTATTATTATTAATTTTTCCATACCGCTAGGCGATTGATTAAAAATAATATCTGATGTTGTAGCCGTTACTTCAATAGCAACAATGCTTTCTGAAGCAGTTGAAAAATTTAAAGTAGCATACTGACCAATTATTTGTACTCTAGAAACATCTACAGTAATTGTGCTAGTACATTTATATGTGCCTGCTGGAATAGTAACAACGCCTGGTTTTCCAGTAGCAATAACAGAAGCAATCGCTGCGTTTATAGCTGCCGTAGAATTTGCTACACCTGTCGGATCAGCACCAAAATCCAATACATTTACTGGCGCACCAGTAATCATTGAATAAGATACTTTAGTTAAAGACATATATTTATCCTTTAATTTAGCTCAAAAACAGTATTTAAAAATATAGCGCAATTGCCTAAATATGCTAAACCGTTACTTGGTGTTATTTGTAATCCATACGCATTTACTGTTGCTCTAACCAAACCTAAAATAGCTGTGCCATTAAAGGCCATGTAACAAGGAGTATATTGATTATTATTTGGTGCAACTTGACCGCCAGGGAAACTTACACGAAATTCGGTTGGTGAACCGCTAGTAACTGTAAAAGTAATACTTAAAGAAATAAATAGCGTTTTTCCTAATTGTCTATATCTTGCGTTAGTAATAGAGGTAGTAACTGTTCCTGTATCTACAGCTAATGTAGGAGTATAAGCTGTCCATGCTTCGCCCGTACTTTCTCTTAAAATATTTACTGTTGCAATTTTTGCAACACCCAAACCCCCCGCAGTTTTAAGAGATCCAGTTGTGGTGCTAGATGAATCTGTAGCATCACTTGTAAGCATAATTCCTGTAGCACTAAGCGCTGCCGTTGCAATGTCTCTACCTGCGGTTAAATTAGCAACTGAAACTTGTTTAGTCGTGCTGCTTTGAACAATAGGTAATACTTCAGTACCCGCTAAAGGAACTGTTGACGCTGGTAAAGCACTAATTTTTGAATCGGCCATAATATTTCCTATTAGTTATACAATACTTCAATTTTAGAAGTTATTGGGGGCGCCTCAGAAAAGATAATTGATGTAGTTGTTAAGGTATATGTATTTTTGTTTTGATAAACACCGTTAATATAAACTTGCGTATTAATTACTGGTGAGAAAGGCAATACAAAAGTAGTCTGCGCGCCTGTACCTGTAAAATTAACGACTAAATTATTACCACCTATAGAAAACACATTATCATAAGTAGCTATTGTCACATTATTAGATGTAGCAAGTACAAATTTGTAGCTACCTGTGGTTAACCAAATTTCACCGCCTGGCACTCGCCCCGCAGAATTTAAAATAATTGGATTAGTATGCGCTACGGTGCCTGTGTTACTTGTGTAAGTTACTTTAGGCGTGGTTGTTCCTGCTTCATAACTGTAAATTAATCCGCCTGATAATGGTACGCCATCATCCGTAAAAAACTGTGCGCCAACACCTGCAAATAACGATAGATTAACCGTCATACGTTACTCCAACAAAATAAGCCCGCCATCCTCTTGTACAAGATTATTGCTGGCTTCAGTTAAAAGGTTTGATACGGATGCTCCACCGTCACGAGTGCCTGAAAATAATGTAATAACGCTACCTAAGCCGATAGCTACTCCATTACGAAGGGCAACTCCCCAACTCATCGAATATTAATTGGTTTGCAATACACATCGCCGCTATCAGTCACACGAATTGCACTTACACGCCACGGGGCGCCTGTGCCTGGCGGTACTGTAAACGGGATTGGGGTAAAAGCTGGTATTGGTGTGCTAGCTGTAGTAGCTGTAACGCCTTCACCTACTAAAATGTACGCTGGTGTAGTTGACCATACAACCACACCTTGTGGGCCTGCGCCCCAAGTAGCTGTAGAACCTGCGGTACCTGTATATGCCGCAGTACGACCAGGGTAATTGTCATCGGCTAAGGGTCTTAAAAGTTCCATTATTATTCCTTATGCTAAAAAGCGTAGCTTATACAGCGTTGATAAATATAACTCGATAATACCATCAATTAAATTCTGCAACGGTGCATCGTCTTTATCGCATACATCGTAACGCACAGATTCAATTTCAGCAAGTTGATTTTCTAAAAATTCGACCACATTTGATGTTTTTTTGGCGGACATCAGGCTAATTGGCCCTACTAAACCGTGCCGCCCTTGGTACGCTTCCGCAAAACTATCGGCTAAATCAATGATATTTTCATAAAATTTCTGTAAAGCCTTATGTTTTGAGTAACTTCTAGTGTTTAAATGCACACTATGCGTTACATCACGGGCTAAAAAGAATAAACCTATAAAATCCGCGGCTTTCATTGTTGCATCCCTTCAGGTGGTAATCCCATTGGTTGTTGTGGGGGCGCCATGCCCATTTGTTCAGGTGGCATTTGTCCTTGCATCATTTCGGGTGGCATTTGTTCAGGCATTGGTGCGTTCATTTCAGGCATTTCTCGCCCAGGCATCTCATTAACCAAATCGCCGCTAGTAATCATGCCGCTAATTGTACCCATAACAATATCTTGGATTTGTTCAGGTGTCATGGACGCTTGAACGGCAGTAAGTCTCTTAGTTTCTGCATCAAACGCTTTAATAGTGGCTTCAAATTCTTTACGTTGGAGATCTTGAGCTTCCATTGATTTATTAACATTTTGTAGCATCCCATGTACTTGATCGAGTTCTTGGCTCATCGCTTGAATCTGTTGTTCAGCAGCCTGTAACTCAGGTGGTTTATCGTCGTCTTGCATTAATTTTGGATCAATTGTCTTAGCAAAGCGTTTTGCCATTTCTTGCGCGCCAGGCCAATCCATATTCTTAACGAACAGATCGCCAGCTACCGACCAAAGTTGCGGATTGCCTTGCAACAGTTGGCTCATCGCATCTAATGACTCTTGACGCTTAGTCATGTAGCTTGGGCCAGTAGTAACCACTACATCGTATGTACCAACGCTAGGGTTATAGACTTTTTCTATCACCATACCCTGCTCATCAACAATTTTCTTGACGGCTTCAGGTTGCATTGGGTTAATTTTAACCATATCGACTTCACCATCTAAACCTACAATCCTTGCAATGCGCTCGGTATCATAGATTTTAGGGATCATATCGACTAGTTGTCGAGTCACATGGCGAATAGCACGGGATAGATTATCAACATAGTGATAAGTACCTGTATCGCCTTGTTTCTCTCTTGCCAGGATAGCCCGACCTGAGCGTTCGTTGCTTGTGGCACCTAAGCTCGAGTCGTATTGGCCTGTGGTAGATTTAATGTCATCGGATGCGCCAGCTTTTGCTTGCAATAGGCCACTCGATGCCATTGGCGGTTGAGCGCGTTGCGGTAAAGGCAGTACGCTGCCCGCGCCGTCCGTTACATCTGGGTTAATTTCTAAATAAGGCCAATTGGTTGTGTTGGCTGTTTTCCAATTTTGTTCGTAGCCTTCAAACTGACCGCCATAACCAATAAACGGTGCTTTCGGTGCCAAGGCCAACATTTCAGCTTCTTGGCTAACCCAATAGTTATACATTCTTTGGGCATCTTTAGCGTTTCGCACTAAGCCTGACACATACAGACGACCATCGACTTCAAATTCATTACCAACTACCCGAACGACAGGGATCCACTTGCCTGCCCATTCTCTTTCTTCTAATACTTCAAAGCCGTTGGTTTTCATCCACATAACTTTTTTAACATCAACCATCCGACTCTTGATTGGCTTTAAGCCCATCATCTTCATCTGTTTATCTTCAGGTGAGCCGTCAAAATGGCTCATATTGCCTGGGTATAGATTCAGTTTAGTTGGTGTATGTTTGTAGTAAAAGTATTCAGCAATACGGATTGTATTTTCGTTTATCCATTGGCTAAGTGAGGAGTCACCTACGCCTTGCGCTAGCATGGATGAGATGGGCGCAGCGTCTGGGAACTCCCTTTCGTACTCATCTTTTTGTATATCTTCGGTAATAAAACAATACTCAGCGTCTGATCCGCATGGGTCTTGAATTAACGGATCCATGTAAACGCTAAAAGCGTTACGGATTCTGCCAATACGGATGTCTTGATCAAAGGTTTCATCGTTACAATACTCAGTCAAAATACGGATATAACCTTCACCGTAGGTGACTTGATTGTCGCAAGCCGTATCGTATGCTACATCTGCATCTGAGATGTACTCTATATGACGCACCATGCCGTCAAAGATTTCAGCAACTTCGACATCGCCTTTATCATCCGCGGGGATTACCTTCCCAGAGGGTCGATTTTGACGCTGTTCGTTAGTAACTTGCCTGACGTGTTGAGGCAGTTTGTTAATAGTGAGGCAAGGTCTAGCGTTGATGGTCTGTCCTTGAACAGATCCGCGAGTTGCCAATACGTCAGCAGGCCATTGCCATTGATTATCTGGAGAACCAGCCATAAATCGAAGGTCATCTAGTTCATCTTCGCGGGATTCGCTATACGCTGACAACGC